TTCTTAGTAAGCATAGCCCTAGCACTTGATACTGGTCTACCCATAACACCACTGGTAAAGAAGTGGCAGAAGCCAACACCCTCAATGATTACTGGTTCTTTATAATCTATAACTTCCCAGTCATCTAGGTTAAGGTCTTTATAACCAATCACATCTTCTAGTACAGCATCGCTTTCTACTGCACGTTCTATTCTTTCTTCATGGTTACCCATTGTAAATACCATACGTGGTTGCCATAACTTCTTCTTATTACGTTTCAACCTTTTCATTTCTTTCTTGATAGGTTCTAGTAATAAATCCATAGCCAGGTTACCTGCATCTACATCATCCTTATATCGTCTACCTTCAAAAGACTTCTTGCCTTTATCATAAGAGGATAAGCTAGGCATATCCCAATGGTCTCCAAGGTGTACGATAACATCTGGCTTCTTCTCTGCAATGTACCTACCTGCATACAGTAGATGTTCCATAGGCACACCCTTCTTAACCTGTGTATCGGGTATCACTACAATCTTAGTCATAGTCATAGTCCTCTAAGTAGTCCAAGAAAGCATCTTCATTGGCTTTGAATAAGTCTTCCTTATTAAAGTCTAACTCAAGTTCATTATACTCTTCGTCTGTTACGTCTTCAACAAAACCTTCAGGTAGTAAACCTCTTAGATAAAGTTCGTTTAATAAGTCGGTCATTTCAGTTATTTCTAACACACTAGCTTTACCTCCACACTCAGAACAGTTTCTACTATACCCAACTACTTCATACTCTGGGTCTTCCGCACCACATTTGTAACATATCTTATTCACATTTCTCATCCTCTTTCACCCATTCAATAGGAACTTTCCCAATAGCATACTTAATCTTACGCTTATCACACCACTCGCTATACTTCTGTGTTTTCTTTTTGGTAGTCCACCCATCTTTTTGAAACAGCATTCGTATATCTAGGTCTGGGTTACACTTAATAACAGACTCCATCTTGGTACGGTCACTGGGCTTAAACCATCCCTTGACTTCAATGTATATACCATTAGGTAATCTAAAGTCTGTAAGGTACTTAGCCTTTTGTAATACGTGTTGACTGCCACAATCTAAACACTCCATCTTCCTAGTAGTTCTTTTGTTATATAGTAACGTAGTACATTCATAGGTAAAGTCTTTAAGGTCTTTAGCTACACGTTCTTCAAACTTGCTTCTAAACTTGTGCATAAACCTTCACCCCCTTATATCCATAGGCATCTTCACATCTTTTTGAAGCATCCAAAGAAGTTGCGTATTCTGTACCATACGTTGATACCACCCTTCTCCGAACTCAGATTCATAGTAGCTTTCAATAGTAGCATCTCTATCCTTACTCTCAGCCAATATCTTCTCAGCTTTCTTAATCCCGATTCCACGTATTCCAATAATGTTATCAACTTTATCTCCCATTAGCATTTGCATATAGAACCATTTTATTCCTTCTTCTGGTGTTACTGTAGTCCACTCTTTCTTAACAAAGTTATAGTGTTTTCCAGCTACCATCAGTAGGTCTTTATCTATACTTGCTATAACAGTTTCGTCTGTTTGATTAAGTGCAAGGGCATCGTCAGCTTCCATGCCTTCGATAACCTCTGCCTTAAAGTGCTTGACCATATAATCCCTTATGGCTTGGTAGTGAATAGGTTTAGCTGTACCTTTACGATTAGCTTTGTACTCACTATCAACTTTTAGTCTAAAGTTATTTTTTCCTGTTAGGAATAACCTATAACTATCAGCACCCGTATCTTTAATCATACCATTGATAAACCTCTTGGTACTGTGTAAAGCATAGGGCAAAGGTTCTGGTACAATGTTTCCATCATCATCCTTCCTCTGTGTTGCAAACCCTATACGATACACAATAACATCACCATCAATTAGCAGTTGCATTAGAATGGAATATCGTCTTCTACACCAGCAAGTTCTTCTAACGACTCTGGTGCATCAATTCGTCTTCCATGAGTCCATAGTGGTAATCCAAACATATTAGCTTGTGCTGGGTTTTCCATATCATCTGCATCGCCAGTACAGCCATCAGTAATAAGTCCATCTTCTACACCGTCCTTATACTTGGCAGGTATAGGTGTTAGGTAGTCTATGTTGTCGTATGTGCGATGAGAATTAGCACCCTTACCCTTGGCATGGATAACTACTACGTTACAAGGCTCATTAAGCACACTATCCCAGTCTGCCACTACTCCCTCTACTGCTGCTTGGTCAAACACCTTGAAGTATTTCAACTCGTTACCGCGCTCAGTCAACTGATGGAACACGTTAAAAGCCTCTGTCCATAACAATCTAGGTTTTTCTTTACCATCAATCTCCACAGTCTGTCCTATAATCTCAATACCTAAAGCCAGTTGCTGTGCTGGTGGTCTCTCCTCCTCTTTGTTGTAATCACGCTTCTGCATACCTAAGTCTGCTACATATCGTAGTCTACCCTCATGCTCACCTGCTTCTAGGTTTACATATTCTAAATCACTACGCTCAGTTGTTTGTTGTTCGCCACGTCTTTTAATAGCCATTTGTTATTTTGTCCTCTATTGTTGGAATAACAGTTGTAATTGTCTCATACTTTTTTGTATTTGTCAATGTATTTCTGCATAAGTTTTACCAAAATCTACATCTACATCTAACCTCCTCTTAAGTTTTAATGTATCGTTTACTTTCCCTACACAGGTTTTTAGGTACTTAATGACTTCTTTTCTATACCCTAAAGGTGAATCAATAATAACCTCATCGTGAAACTGTGCTAACAACTTCACATCCTTTTTCAATATCTCCTTTACCCACATATCAAAACAGTAAGTGCCAGTACCTTGGTTAAGTGTACTAAATATATCCTTCTTGCTTCGTAGTTCATAGTATAAACCACTCACTGGGTTAAGTAACCATAACTTACCATTTACATTCTTAGTAATCTGCTCTTCTGCTATCGCTTTTAGACTCCAGTTCCTACTCCAATATGCTTTGTGTAATGCCTCCCCCTCTTTAAGCGTAGCCTCTGCCCCCCTGGCAATAGTCTGTGCTCCTGCACCATACGTACTGGCATAGTTAGTAGTCTTACCTTTATGCCTTTGTGCTGTTAGCATAGCCTCATCGAACTTACTAAAGTCCTTAGCCTTGTAAGCATCAGCTTGTTCTTGTGTTAAGAACTTAGCCTCTACTGCAATGTCCAAATGCGGGTCAAACCCCTCTTTGTTCATCTCCTCTACATAGTCAGGGTCTATAGGCATCATATAATGCTGCTTAGTCCTGTCTTCTAAACTACTCATATCACTACCACATAACTCCCTACCCTCTCTTATCGTCAGTAAGCTACGTATCTCACTACCATACGGCATACGTGGACTAGGAATGTTTACACACACTGCGTGCTTGAACCTAAGCGTGTTAGTCAAGCCTTGTATAGCAGCTATAACATAACCTTCCTCGTCACAGTTCTTAATTAACCCAGATACTAATGCTACCCGATGTCCTAACACCCCAAGTTCTTCTAGGTTCTTTAACTCTGGGTGTTTGTCTACCATTCTAATAACAGACGGGCATAACATATCACCTTTCTTTATCTGTGGTATCTTACGTTGTTTCTGTTTACCCTGTAAATCATAACCATCTTCTACATACTTGAAGGTCTGTGGCTTCCAACCTAAACTAAATAGCCAATCTTTAATCTGCACTGGTGAAGTAGCTTTCGGGTCTTTAAAACCATTAGGTATTTTATGTTTAGCATAGCTATTAAAGTTAATATCATACTCTGCACACACTTTAGACCACCTCTTACCCGCTTCTGATAGTGTACCATCCTGTTTAAAGGGCTTCTGTGGGCGTGTAACGTCCTTAAACACCTGTACTGGTGGCATAGTAGCTTCAAGAGATTTAACAGCCTTAGATTGCTTCTCAGTAAGTTCTACTAATAAGCTGTTAGCTTTATCCACATCTAACTTCCACTTGTTTTGCTCTTGTAACATAGCACAGTGCATTTTAAATGTAAGGTACTCTACCAACTGGCTGTAGTCATTGCCGTACAGTGCAACCAGGTGTTGCTCTTGTAGTTGCCAGAGCCTAGTGTTAATCTTAACATCCTCACTACATCTGTGTATGTACTCTTCTTCGCTTAAGTTATCCCAATCTTCTATAACTGGTTTAGGTATTCCAAAGTCCTCGCCCCAGTCTGCTAACCCATGCTTGTTACGTTCAGCAAACAGATACCAACTTAATGTTAGTGTGTCGATTAGCTTAGCTTTAATCTTAATGCCTAATAACTTCTCTAGCACTGGTACATCATACCGAATAATGTTATGCCCGATAAGTACATCATCTTCTGTTAGATTAACAAAGAAGTCTTTTTGTACCTGCTTACCATTAGCCACCATACAATGTATCTTGTCTGGGTTTAAGCCATTTGCTTCAATGTCAAATACGTAATTCATTACAAAACCTTTATGCTTGTGCCAACTATCAAGTCTACCTTTATAAGATAGGCTTTTTTGCTATGCCTATCACCCTTACCTACGAATGAAACTAACCTAAGTTTATTATCTTTGATAACTTTGTGCAACCTTTCTGGTGTGGTCACTATTATCTTATCACCTGTGTGGAACACCCACCTATAGGCTTTAGTTGTGGATAGGGCAGAAGGCTTACCGTTAAACTCTACTTCTACTACGATGTTCCCAGTCTCTTGGGATTTAATGTCATACTTAACCTCGACACCCTGCTTTATGCTGGGTATATATAAGTCCCAGTCTTTGCAGTATCCCTCCACCTTGTAAGCATCTGGATACTTGTTTTTTATAATATCAAGTACCTCCAACTCTATCGCTTCTCCCTTCTTTAAGTCTCGTTGAAAACTCATAGCTCTTACGTGCCCTATATACCCAAACATCATACTTCTAAATACGTGATTGTCTTCTCATCGAAGTACACATCACAACTATAACTCTGTCCAAAATCTCTGTCAAATAGCATATAAAACTCACTAATGTTATGCTTCTCTTCAGGACAATCAGGGCTTCTATCCCTGCTTATACCATGTCCATAGTGTGCCCACTTCTCCATTGCTCTACTGCCTGTGAACTCATGGCTCAACACCCTACCACCTTGTTCATGTGAGCGTGAACCTTTAGGCTTAGGATTGACGTGACTGTAACAAAAGATAGTGATTGGATACTTCATTACTAAGTCTGCCATGTCTGTCATTATCTCGTTTAGTTTATCATTCGCTTCACTAGCTGTAAACATACTGACCAATGCGGTAAGTGGGTCCAGGATAAAAATGTTGATACCATCTAGCAAGTGCATCTCTTCCATAGCTATTCTTATATCTTGCCAATCACGGCTTGCACTTCTATCATAGAACCTCACCTTACCTTGCATTGATAGTAACGTATGCTTTAGCATTTCAGGGTCATAGCTAACATCAGGTCTTGAATAGTCTATCCTGTCATGCTTCCCTGCTAACTTCTTAGCTGTCTTAGCTGGTGCGTTCTCAAGGTCAAACATACCTACGTTCTGACTCTCACTATAAACCAGATGTTCTACTAACTGGTGCTGGTGGTCTGTCTTACCAATCTTAGGTGCTGCTCCTACTATATGGATAGTGTTAGGTCTGATGCCGAAGCAAGCCCTTGTTACTGTATCCCAAGGAAAGCTAATACCCATCTTAGGCTTCTCTAATGC